GGCGGATCACCATCAATGCCGAGCAGTACATCGAAGTCCGCCACTGAGTCGATGTAGGTACCGTCGTCATACAGCGCGGCCTCTACATCAGCGGTCAGTCGGCAGTCATAGACGTAGCCGAGGTCCGCCGGCGCAGCGAAGCTGTACGTCGCCGACAGCAACGAGCCGCCGTACTTATCAATCTCGCCGAGCAGCGCATCGATATCCGTCACATCATCCACGAGCCCAGCACCCGACAGCTTCAGGACCCCCTCTGCAGCGGCTGCATTGACAGCCGCCCCGGTGAAGGCAGGCGACTCGGTAATGGTCAGCACCACGTTGGACGGCAGAGTTGCCTGCGCATCTGACCAGACTTCGGTGATAGGTCCGCCGACTCCAGAGGAATCGACCGCACGCGCCAGGTACTTGCCCGGCAGCAACGCCACCACGGACGACGTCGAGCGCCCCGCTACCTCGATCAGCGGCAAAGCGGCTTCCCAAGTGGCAGAGGTATTGCGTGCATGACGAATGGCGATACTGCCGCCAAGCTTCACGTCCAGCTCTGGAACGGGGTCCCACGCCAGCGTTGCGACGCTATTGATGACGTCCAGCCTCAGGCCGACTAGCGCCGTCGGTGGCGCCAGCAACGCCTGAGCGGTATAGGTCTGGATCGATGCTGCGCCGGAGAGGCCTAGCACAGACTTTGGCGTGACACGAACGGACCACAGGCCCGAGGATGCAGAATCGAAGTCGATGCTGGGCGTCGACACCTCACCGACATACTCCCAGTTCCCTCCCGGCTTCATTACCTCGATCTGATAGCGCATCGCCCGCGCCGACTGGGTCCAGCTGACCGACAGTCGCGCGGCAGCCAGACCGGTACCGGTGTCATAGAGCGATTCGAAGAATGTCAGCTGACCGACTGCATCTGGCTTGCCCAGGTTGACGATGCTGGTCGGGTTGTCGACATCCGGTGTGCCGTACTCGATTTGGTTAAATTTATCAGGGTCAAACGCCACGGCGCTGATCGCGTACGTGCCGTCGTCGCCTTCGCTGATACCGATGACGCGAAACTTCTGCGTCTCCAGTGCGGCTGTTGAGAACACCCACGGCGCCGTAGCCAGCGGTGCTGTTGCAAGCGGAGGGGATACCGTTATCGATGTCGCGCCGGCTCCAACAGTAACGGCGGCACTCGCATAGCTGCCATCAGCCATAATCACACCGACAACGCCCGTACCAGCAAGGCCGATTGGGGCATCCAGCAGCAAGGTAGATGCGGTGCTCCCCGCCAGCAGTCGCCCACCATTACGCGCGCCGGCCCGATTGGCGTCGGCGACGTCGATGATGTCGCCCGGCATAGGCAACGCGCCATCTGCACCGACGGCGAAGGTCACGGCCTCCGATTCGGCATACAACAGCCAACGCCCTAGGCGTCGCGCCTGTCCGCGAGAGGTGCAGCCAACAGCCACAACGTCGCTCTGCTGGATACGCCCCCACTTTCCGATCAGTTCGGGACGCTCGACCACCTCGACCGTCTGCTTATATTGCTGGTTCGGGTCGTTCCAGGTAACAGCGGCGACGTTATAGCGCTGATCCGATGCGACCGACTGATAGCTAAAGTCGCCACCGACCACGTTTGAGTTATTGAACAGGTATCGGCTGGAGCGCGGCGCGTCCTGCACTGCGGTTAGCGTGCCACCAGCCCAAAAGCAAATTGCGCGGAACACGGAAACCATGTCGTTTACCAGCTTCCAAGCGTCCTGCTGGGTGGTCAGCGCGAGGTTGCAGGTAAAGCGCGGCTCCCAGCTGCCGTAACCGTTTGGGACCATCGCATCGCAATACTGGGCGATGTTGTACAGCGACCACTTATCGACCAGCGCCGTATCGAGCAACCCGCCCAGCCCATAGCGGGTATTGGTCAGCATGTCGTACCAGACCCAGGCCGGATTATCAGACCAGGCACGCTTGAATGCGCCACTCCAGGAACCGCTGTACGTGCGCGTCACGGGGTTGTAGTTGCTTGGAACCAGAATCTTGAGTCCGCGCACCAGGAAGGCCATGCGCGGAATGCTGGCGAACTGCTGAGCATCAATGCTGACGCCGCACAGCGCCGTATTCGGATAGCGCAGCTTCTCGTCCCACAGAAGCGTAAACGAGTCGAAAAAAGTTCGGTTCTGGACCGTAGAGCTGGTCGAATCGCCCCCCATTCGGGTTGCCCGGATATAGCGCGGCAGACCGCCAGATACCGGCAAACGCAGATAGTACGAAAACTGCGTGCGGCTCATGGTTTTGCCATTGATCAGAATGTCTTCGCACATCTGATACCAAGCGCCACTGCCCAGCTTGGCCTCAAGGCGAAAAATCGCTGAAGAGCCACCTGTGTCGCCGTTCTGCGTATTCTGTGAGAACAGCTGCGGAACGCCGATAGTCACGCGGACCGCATCAGCATCGGTGTCAGTGATGGCGCGCTCGATGGGAACCCATCCTCTCAGCTCGACGCCAACTGACTGCTCGGCCTCAAGTCCGGTGATCGGCATATAGCTCTGCCACTGGGTGCCGGTGCGCGTATCGATGCTGACGCTGGAAAAGTTGTAGCTGCCGTCGGGGTTCTGTAGCGGCACATCGTCGAAGAAGATGCCCTGATCCCCACCGACGATGCCTTCTATCTCGCCCTCGCAGATTGCATGCAGTACCCGCACATGCTGACGCGAACGCAGGCTGTCCGGCGCTTCTACGGCGGCGCGTGCTGAACCGCTATCACTTCCGCCGCCCTTACCACCACCGCCCTTGCGGCCAACAATGACTTCGCTCATGCGGGGATCGCCTCTGCCCAGGTGCCAATTGCAACAACGCTGGAGCCGACCAGCATCTTCCCGTAGATAACCGGCACCGGAAGGCCTTGCTGCGTCGAGTTGAAAGCGCCGTTGAACAGGTAGCTTGGCTTGTTCTCGGTGCTGGCTTGTTCTTGCTGGCTGGCGGCCTTGGGCACCGGGGTGAGCATCTGGATGATGCCACCTGCCATCATGCCTATACCCGTAGCGACCAGAGCAGCTCCAAGCGGTGAGCCTGTGCTGCCAGACATAACGGTGAGGACCACACCTACAACAACAAGAACGGCGCCCAATACTGTTTGGAACAAGCCACCGTTCTTACTGCCAGAGACGATCGGGACAATGCGGATCTCGGTTGTACCGCTCATGGTGAATCTGTCTTCGCCAACGTTCTCCCGATTACGGAAGATCGCGTACCGCATGCCGCGCCGAGCTTGATCACGGATAAATTCCTCGAATCCATCCACGGTATGCTTCAGGGCGCTGAAGGCTTCTTGAGTCGTGCCGGTTTCGAGCAGGTAATCCTTCGTCCTCCAGAACTTTTGGGCCAGGCTTCCAGAAAGCTTGATTGTGGCCATGGCCTGACGGCGGACTACATCGCTCATATTTTTCTCCGGGCAATAAAAAACCGCCAGAAGGCGGTTGGTTTAATTGGAGGTCATTTGCCTCCGTAGTCGATGTATGGGGCTAAATAGAACCCCTGCATGTCTCCGTTTAACCGGAACAACTTTTCTTGCCTTGGTCCAATATCTGTGGCGAAAGTCTTGATGGCAGCACTTGAACAAATTGCAGAGGATATCGGTCCAGACCCAATATTTATGCTCCCCGGTTTTACATAAAGGCTCACTTTCTGTGCTGCGCCGATTTTCGCGGCGCGCTTACCGTCGATGTAAAGGATGAAGTCACAGCCAGACCCGGTGAATCCTCCATCTCGGATCACGGTTATTTTCCCGGCGTCTTCAGTCACTCTGTCCTGGAAACCATAAATGGAATCAGGAGAGACCTGCTCCGCAGTGTTCGGTGGCGTTGGTGTAGTTGCGCATCCCGCCAACGCTATCAATGCTATGGCTGTAATAGTTTTCCGCATTGTTGAGCCTCCTTGTGTTTTGGCGACTCTAACAGGCCGGATGCGCACAAATACAGGGCCTACCCGTTATACGTGAGGAAGTGCGTTGTGCGCTCTCGGTACGCGGCGCCGTACACCTCGCGACAGCTGAGACGCCCATATAGATGGTGCAGAAGCACGTCGCCATCCAGCCAGATCGCGCCATGGCATGGTGTTGGGCTGCCGATCGCCATCAAGATGACGTCGCCATTGCTTGGCGTGTCGACCTCAACGAACCCGGCCTTGGTGAAGTTCTCGACGTACAGGTTCTCGCCGCTGTGCCACCAGTCATCCTTGCGGTGGAAATCCATCAGCGTGATCCCGAGCTCTTGGCGGTAGTAGTCGCGGATAAGGGTGTAACAGTCGATTGCTCCGTGGACAAAGACCCTGCCCTCAAGCGGCATTTCACCAGCGGCCGGCATCTCATGCCAAGTTGAGACGCCACCCTTCAACCCGACAATCCACCACGCCATGCGGCTGACCGCGTGGCTGGCAATATCGTGCAGGCTGGGCTCTGGGCCGGCGTCAGGGTGCGAGTGGACAATGACGATGATGGCGCCCAAGTCTTCAGCGGCAGCATAGTCTTCAGGGTGCAGGATGAAATGATCCAGCTCTTCCGACTGGTTGCGGCATGGAACATACCGAGGCTTGCCGCGGGAATTGATGACAAGGCCCACAGCTTCGCGCGGATACTCGACCAACGCATGCGCCTCGGCGTCAGCGCGGCATTTGTTGAATGCTTCACTCATGATCAAAGCCTCGGCACGCGAGCGATACCCGGAAAGCCACCAAACGGCAACTCGCCATTAGCGCCGAAGCGCATCTTGCAACCAGTCATGGTGCGACTGCACTGATCCAATGCGAGATTGCTGGTCGGGCGGTTGGCATAGTCCGCCACCGGCCCGCCGGCGTAACCGCACTCGCCTTTTCGGTACTCCCACAGGCAGGTGCCTGCCACCACCTGACGACGTGGGAGCTTGACACCCTGCAGGTCGAGCGGTGAGCCAAGCTCGAACTCGATCGCGGCCGGCGTCTCGTTGACCTTGCGCGTGATGATCCAGGTTTCGACCGGGTACTCTTCGGCTGGGCTGGCAGTGGGGTTGCCGGCGGAGAAGTTAACCGCATCAAGGTACTTGACCAGCGTGCGGCGGCGCTTCAGCTTGACCGCGAGCAGGTCTTCATACGCCCGGCACAACGCTGAAATGTTCCCGCCGAAATTGCCGACCTGAAGCTTTGGTCTGGCCGGTGATCCCTGGCTGGGCGTGGCGAATTCGGCAGCATTGATTGGCCAAGGGGTGTACGTGTTGCCCTGCCATACGACGGAGCCCAACAGTTCGTTGGTCCCGGCGTGAAAGCGGATCGTTTGGCCGGGCAGCACCAACTCAAAGCCTTCCCATATCGTCAGGCCCTTCGCGAGCGAGAGCTGACCTTGAAGTTCGCTCATTCGAACACCTCATCAAAAGTCATGGATAGGCCGTCAACGCCCTTGGCGATGTTGGTACGGACCCACTCACGACAGACATACTTCCCTGTCGATTGGCCGGAGTGCGTGTAATCGAAGGATTCAATTGCGCCTCGGGCCTTGAGAAAGGCATCGATGGCTTCGATCTCCACCTTGAGCCGCTTGAAGGTCAGGGCGAGCTTGCGCGGCTGTCGGTTGATACCGGTTCCCTGCCGCTGCTCGTACCCATCGCCGAACTTGATGACCTTGACCGTCGGGGTGATCGTCTTGGTGGCGTCGTAGGT